TAAAGCGCATAAGAGCCCTACCAATTTAATGATTTTTTAGAATTATTCTAAGATATAACTATGTTGTTATATCATTTGCTTGAGTTTGCAGCTCAGCTTGAGCATCTTTTACACTTTGGTCATTGAGTTTAATTTTAATATCTTTAATCTCAATATCTAACCATTGCATTTCAGGTGTTACTCGTTTCTGCTGCAACGCCTGCGACGCCCATTTCGACTCCAACTCTAGCTTCTTTGTTATCAATTGCTCCAAAGCCATTTGTAGCCTCCTCAATTGTGCAGAAAAGACGATCCGGTGTATAAATTGGATCTTGGTCTTTAGGTTGTATTTTACCTTTTAAACCTTCGAGAAAGAAATTTTTAAGTGCATCTTCCTCATCTTTTCCACTAATTAACTCATCATAATACATACCTTTGTGTCTGATTTGTATTCGATAAGATTTCATGTAATAATATAAGGTATCGTGGGACTCACGTCAACTAGCAATTGAGTTAGATTTTACGCAGTTTATTTGCATTTTTAGTATTTTTAAGCCCTGTTTTTCAAAATTTTCATTAATTTCTTCAGCTTTTACAGGTAACATTTTTACACAATTTTTTAAAGATAATTCTTGGGGCCAGTAAAATGAGATACAATCATATACGGGGGTACTAATTGCTGAGAAACACATGTGCACGACTATGTAATAAACTTTCATGATTCAACATTATAGGCAAAAAAATATATTGACAATGGCTGTGACATTAATATATACATGGGATATGAAAAAAGTGGTAGCTCAACAAATTGTAGATGTTAAAAACTCACCGACGACGGATCATGGATCCCAGGTGAAGACTGACTTGCTTGATACTGATATGTTTACAGTTGAGTTAAACAAAAACACAAAAGTGATGAAGCTGTTTCATAATCAGAATGAATTGTTATCAGTAACGCATGATGACAGAACTTATGTAGAAAGATTATTTACTACGCTGTTGAATACAGTAAAACAAAAAATGAGATTTTGGAGCACAAACTAATGTTAGTATATTCAATGAAAGAACTATCAGATAAGTGTAGCACAATCATGGAAGTTGTTCCAAAAGATGCTACAGAAAATCATACTGAATTTAAAAATGCTACAGAGTTGATGGCTGATTTGACTTTGCAGCTGGGTGATACGGGTTACAATTTAATAGATATCGGTATGGCTAAAAAAATGATAAACTCGAGAAATGGCAAATGAAACTTTTCTTGATATTAATCGTCTTATTTTTCTTGCTGTGGTCTTCTTTTCCGAGGATGATATCGGCATTACTGATTATGATGATCATAGGACTGTCATGAACAAATTAAATGCAAAAAACCACCCAGTATTGAAGTGGATAAAAAATGTTATTTGTCAGTTTCCTGATATTGAGGAGATAGTTGAAGAACATTTAATAAAAGATTCTCCACCAAGATCACAGGTTGAGTGTAGCAAGAGATTAGAAAATTTGATGAAAGAAATAGAAAAAAGACATGGGTACACACCTGAAGATGCAATCAATGACATTAAAAGGAATTTAAACTAATGGAAATTTTTACTTGTTCATGCTCTACAACTTTTTGTAATTGTAGAAAAAATTTCACAGGACAATCTTCAATAGCTACAAATATTACAACTACAACTGAAATGTATATAAACGGTGAAAAAGTAACTAAACGTAATCCAATAAAAGCAATCTTTAATAAGATCATATCGAAACAAAAGAAAAAAGAAATTAAAGAAGCCATGCAACAAAAAAAATTATTACAAAAATTTAATAAAGATTGGGTATCGCACTAATGGTTAAAAGTTATTTACCTTTACGATCACTTGACAAGAAAACTGGTAAACCAGTGGGACCGATTCTTTTAGCAGAAGTAACTACAAAAAAATCAAAACCAAAGAAAAAGGTAAATGGCTATTATTTTGATGGCAAGAATTCTTATACACTATTTAAGGATGCACGGGGAAATGAAACAATGAAAAAGGATAAAGATGAACATACAAAAACATAAATCCGTTGCAGTAAGAAAGGAAGACCACGAAACATTGACAGCTTTGTGTGGTAAGGAGCATAGAGGTCCTGCACAATACATGGCTCTTTTGATAGAAAAAGAGATAGAAAGACGTGCAAAACTCAAGAAAATGACGCCTGAAGCTTACAGAAACAAGATCATTAAGGAGAAGAATGGGAACAAAAATTGAAGTATTCACAGGTAGTGGTTCATTCCAAATAGATAAACCTGTTTGCCCTAAATGTAAGGGGAACCACTACGTTCTCAAAGAAGGTATCGATGGGTCGAAAAAAGACTTGCATTCGGATCCAAATAACTTTATTAATTGTCCTAGTTGTATCGACAACTCAAAAAACGCACTTTAGATTTTAGATTTTCCGATAAAAGTTAATTAACCAAGAGGTATTTGTGGCAGCACAAGACTTAGACAATGCAATTAAAACTATTGCATCAAGAACTACGCAGACTGAATTTAAGAAAATTAAATCAGTTATGTATGGTCTATTTGCTGGTGTTGATTTTGGGTTTGATGACAGTGGCCTGGCCTTCAGGAACCATATGGATCAGATCTATAAAAAAACCGAAAAAGACCGTTTAGCGATGCGAGGTTTACGTGTCGTAAAATGAGTTAGGTGAGGGCGCAGTGACTTTCTCTCTTTAGTCATCGTAGTAGAGCTACCATTTTACTAAGCTGCGTCCTCGCCTAAACCAATATGTTGGAGCTAAGAACTGAATTTGAAAATGAAAAACAACCAGCAGAACAAAAGCTTTGGAGAGCGGTTCTGCAGCGTGCTTTCGAAGATGTTATCTATCCTGGAATCGAGCGTCCACTCGTTGTTTTTAAATATAAAGCTCATCTATGGTTCACTAGCCGACAAATTGATTTTGACATTGTGTGTAGCCTTGCTGGTTACGATAGTTCTTATATACAGGACGCTTATCTACGGATGGTAGATAATGAACAAATCTATTTTACAAAAGATCAAATAAGCTACATCAAGTGGCGTAGGGGCTATAATGAAAAAAGAGGACTTGGATTCTAAAAAGCTTAGAGCTTTTAAATTCTTTACGAAGATATGTTCAATGTGTGGTATCACTAAAACTATAAACGATTTTCATTGGAAAGTATTAAATGTTAGATTAAGCGCAGAATGTGCTTCATGTGCAATTGACCGTGATAACACCAGGTACAGCTCTTCAATTCATGCTTTTATTAAAATGTTAATAAAAAATAAAATATCTGATTGTAAAAGAGGTAAAAGAAATAAATTTATCAGCTTGGATCATGAGTCTTTTTTTAAAATTTGGGAGCAACAGTTTAAAAAGTTTGGAGCTATTTGTCCATACTCAGGTATTGAAATGACTCATCAACGTGGTGAAGGTAAAATAGGCACCAATGCATCTATAGACAGGTTTGATTCTTCGTTGGGTTATATACCAGGTAACGTGGTTTTTTGTACAAATCTTACAAATAGTATGAAATTAGACATGGGTTTTGAGGAATTCCTAAATCAGTGTCAAACGATAGCAGCCAACAGGGTTGACCATTCAAGGATAAGGGAGTATATGCAGAACCTTCAAGGTCTTCGGACGATGGATCATGGCCCCGAAGATGAATGAACTCGGGGCCAGATCTTCTATTTTCAAGGTCCCATATAGTATCTCCTAAGTAATTACTATGTATATCATAAAAATACATAATAGTACACTGAAAACAGGAAAAGTAACATTTATCCTTATTTATCAACACTTATTTTGTCAGTCTAGTACACTGAAAGTACACTGAATTTCAGTCTAGTATCATGTGTTCTACTGGTCTGGCGACCTTTTTTGTGCTAGATATTATTTTTAGGTTTTATATACCTATATAGATTTTAAAAATTATGACTAACGCTGTAGCATTAAAAAAACGTATGAAAGGAGCTGAACTGCTTACCCCAAAGCAGCGAGTGTTTGCCGAATACTTCGTATCTCATTACCCAAAGGGAACTAAAAAGGAAGCGGCTTTACACGCAGGTTACTCAGAAAAAACTTGTGAGAAAGTTGGTAGTTTATTAACTAACCCGGATAAACATCCTCATGTGGTAGCTTACATTGAAAGACTCCGTGATTCAGCATCAAAGCAATACAAAGATCATTTGAGACATCTTAGAAGACTAGATCATTTATCTTTAGTGGCTGAAGACAAAGGTCAGTTAGCTGCAGCTATAAATTCAGAATTTCGTTTGGGACAATCAGTTGGATTGTATGTAGATAAAAAAGAAATCAAAGTGCAGGATTTGTCTGCAATGTCAAAAGATGAATTAATTAAAACAATCAATGAACTAAAAGATGAAATCCCAAACGCCAAAACAATCCAGCTTGAAGCGACAGAAACCGAAGAAGAGTTGGACAACTGAGGCTGAGTTTTGGAAGCTTTTCCATGAAAAGCACAATGCTCATCTTACAACCAACGTAGGGAAGGTTACTGTAAATGTTGAAAAGAAAGATTAAAGTTGGGTACACTGATATAAAAATAGACTTAGTGAATGAGATACCAGATAAGAATCAACATGTGTTTGGAGAATACGATCCTGTCTCTCAAAAGATATTACTCGATAAAAATCAATCAGAAAGATCCTTAGCAAATTCATTTTTACATGAGCTCGTGCATGCTGTCGTTGATAATTCTGGCTTGAATTCTGATGGTAATTGTCTATCATCAACTAAAAATGAGGAGCTTACAGTTAATGCAATTGCTAATCAATTGTCTCAAGTTATCAGAGACAATAAGTGGTTCTTACCTTACCTACAAAAAAATATAAATTTGAATGAAAAAGCAGGAGTCAAAGTTTTATCAGGAATTAAAAAAAGCGTGGCCAAACGTACATTTTCAAAGAATAGAAACAAGCGTAGGACTAGGAATTCCAGACGTTAATTGCTGCGTAAATGGTATAGAGTTTTGGCTTGAACTCAAGGTAAGTTTTGGTAAGCAACTTCGTGTAACTAAATATCAAAAAGCTTGGATTTTAAATAGATACAAAGCAGGTGGATTAGTATTTGTGCTGCAAAAGGCCCTCTCGGAGAGAGCCCTCAAACTTTACGATGGTCCATCGTTACTGGCCGATGTGCCATTGCCCGTTTGCCATTTCCCATTTCCCAACGCTCATAAAGAAATATTGCTGGCCATCCTTCAGCAGCAGCGTTACCTGGCTGGTGATGCAGGACTTCCCAACTCCCGTTGAAGAAAAGCTCGTCTTTATTGATGTTTTTGCACCATCAGGACTCTGGATCCGGGGTCCAGCAGCGAACTCCCACTTCCCGTTACCGAAAAGTGAGGGTTTCTGTGCTTTTTTAAACCAGACTGGCATCAGGAGGCTGCTGGGCACGGCATGAAATTCCAAATTGCAGGTGAAAGAAAATGTTTGACATTTATCCCATGATGATATATATAAAGGTCTTGGTAGCTCGACATACAAAAAACTATTAGCTCCTGTTTTGCGTCCGTTGGGCTGCCGTTGATCTCTGATCCATTGGCGATAGGTAAGACCTATGAAAAATGTTAACACTCTCCGATGGATCTGAGATCAGCGTGATAAAGGAAGCTGGATAAGTAGCGGATTATACGAACCACGCCAGACTGATCTCTGATCTCTGTGGATACAGGCACAACAAAAAGCTGAAGCTGTATCTGAGAATGTTGTGTTGCGCGACAGAGATCTGAGATCAGCGAGAGTTGATCGGGATTCGAAGGCGTCAAAGCCTAACCTTGGGGTTGGATGGTTAACCTTAACCCCATTGGTTTCCCACTTCCCATCTCCCACCTTGAACTCCTCGATAGATATGTAGGACTACTACTCTGGGCTCCCAGCTGGGATCGCCAGAACACGCTGCGTGGTGAAAAATTTTTTGTTTGACATTCTGGATAATAATCTTATATTCATGGGATAAACAAAAGGAGCAGTACGATGACAAAAGAAGACGACAAGAACATTGTGTTCACATGCAAAGAGCATGGCAAAGAAACATACTTTAAAATTAAATCTCAAGAGAAAGAACTTCCCTTTTCCAATTTCGTTTACGTATGGTTTAAGGAAGAAGATTTAGTGGAAAAGATGTGGGTGCAAATTACCGAAGGCACGCAGAAGTCAGGTGTCGGTAAATTAAATAATGTTCCAACATTGTTGGAGAACAAAAAGTTAGGGGATAAGGTAGTGTTTCATACAGACCCTGATGGAATCACGAGGGAGGTGTAATATGCCAAAGCTTAAAAAAATAATAGAACAGGTCAACAAAGATAATGCGCCACCCGATGGGTGGCAGCCGAAGGATGCCGTTTCCCATTCGAAGAAGCAGGACAAGCCTGAAGCTGGGAAGCTGTATGCATTGACTGGGGCGCCAGGCAGCAAGTGCATTGCAAATGGCAATACATGGGCGGAGTCCGTGGTCGGCGAAGAGGTGAAGTCTTAGTGGGTTACGTAATAACAGGATTGGTGTGTCTAGCGTTCATGTCCCGCTTCCGTTGGCTAACGCTCACCGTCCTGTTGTTACTTTTACTATGACCCTGCTGGCCGCGCAGCAGCGAACCGGTCTCCCATTCCCGTTCCCAACGACAAGGTTAGAAAGATAGAACTCTAGGATACACCTGCGATCCCAGCCAGGTAACTTCCTCCACCACCACCACCTTCTCCTTTCCCACTCCCACTGCAAACCCCGTGTCCCATTTCCCAACCAAAGCTCTTGGCTGCATGCCCAGCGTAGATTCCTGCACGGACCATGCCTTCGGCTAGAATTTTTCTACTTTAGAATAATTATAAACTACACTTTAGAATGATTATAATTAACAGATAAAAAATAATTTATTTTTTTCTTGATATGGTCATGGGATTTGGTAATTTAATCGTGTGTTAAAAACTACAAAACAAAGAGAGGTAAAATGGCACAACTAAAAAAAGCGTTTCAACTTTCGCCTAAAAATAAAAAGTTGATAATTAATTCTTGTGAATTAAAGCAAGAACAAAAAGAACTAACTTCAACGTGGAATAGGATTTTAAAACCTAGCAATGTTGAATTGTTCGAACTACTTAAAACTGATGAGATTAGTTTTAAGTCTAAAAAGTTGATGTACGTTTTAAAACGTAATGTTTCGACTTACAATTCTTTTAGTGTTGAGAACTTTAAAAAGCAACACATGGACTTGTTCGAGAAATACTCAACTTTAAACACTAGAACTACATGGTCTAGTGAAATTAAGGAGTTGTAATTTATGAGTAATGAGATTACAATACTTAATCAAATAGTTGAAAGTGAAAAAAGTAGTGATGTTAAAATACAAGAACTCAAAACTTTTTTACACAAATATAAACAAGTTGCTAAACCAAAGATTGATTGGAAATTGGTAGCAGGACATTTAGATATGAGTATATTTGAATTCATATTGGATAACTTGCAAGATGAGAAAATCAAGAACTTTGGTCAATCGTTATCTAGTGAATTGTTCACAAAGTTTGGATTAGATAGAACAATATCCGATAATC